AATTCATCGAAACCAAGAATTGTTTTCTGCATTTTCTTAGCAGAATCATTTGCTTTATCAGTTTTCTTTCCTGTGTCTGCGATAGATGCTCCATAGTCTTTCCAAGCCTTTTTAGCTTGCACAACGTATCCTTTTCCAGTAAGAGCTGCTAAAAAGTGTCCGACAGCGTTCAAGGCACTAGATACCATATCAATAAATGATGATATGTACGGAGCAACGACATTTACGATTGGAGCAAACGCAACCGCCCAAGCATTTTTTAAATACAGTAAGGAAGATACCATTGAAGAAATGCTATTGTTATATGAGCTACTGTACTGTACAAGGTTGTCCGATCCCTCCTTAATTGCTTGCTTAATCTGACTAATCAAACCGAAAATGGTAGAAAACATAATTGAAGAGCCTATCATTCTTCCGAATGGCATTCCATTATTCTTCTTTTTGCTTTCAAACCCCATCAATTCTTTTAATGTTTTGAAAGGATGGACTGCTTTATTAGCAATATCCCTTGCGTTTTGTATTGTTTTTCCTACATTTTTAAAGCCTTTTGAAATATTGTTAATCTTAGAGCCGAAACTGCCGAGTCCTTTTAGCATACGTTTGAACTTACCGCCTTGTGCAGTAGCTCTCCTAAGAGCTTCCGCTGACTGGTCGATTTCTTCTGAATTCACTTCTGCTTTTACAGATTCTTTCATTTCTTTCTTATATCGCCTGGAATATTCCTCAAGCAACATAATCTTGCGAAGCGTATTGTCAAATTCAAGGTCTCCTTCCGATAATCCTTGAGAAGACAGCTCAGAAAGCGTTTTCTTTAATTCCTTGATTCTTGCTTCATACGTGACAACTTCTTTGTTGCCAAACTGCGTATTAAGGTTGTTTAATTTAGTAGCAGCTTCATTCGCACTAGCTCCGGATTGCTCAAGTTCTTTTGCCAGTTCGGATGCGCCATCACCAAATGTCATATTGTAGAGATCGGATACATTCCCAATATCTATAGGTTCATTTGAAACTTTACGCTTTCTCGGACCATTGTTGAAATGAGATAAATCCGTTCTTGCAGAATCCAATTCACTCTCAAGCTCAGCCAATTCTCGGATAGCATCGCCGAAATCTATTTCATTTTCAGCCTTTCTTGCAACCTGATATAACTCTTCAAACTTATCATTGAGATCGTCAATGTATTTGATTAATTCTTCCTCTGTATCAAAAGACGGTGCTGGAATTTCGCCAACAGCTTCCTTTGCTTTTCGCACATATTCATCGATTGCTTTTGTCGATCTGTTGGATTTTTGCGAATCAGCTCCACCGGATAAAAACGAATTAGCATTTAAGCGTCCTAATGCTTCTGTAGCATCATCAATGGCATTTTCATACTGATTTATTTGCTGAATTTTTTTATACCAGTCTTTACCACCTAATTCATCTGTACCTTCAAGCTCAATCATATCATTGATAGCTTGTTGCACTCTCGCATAAAGCCTTTCATTTGCGCCAATACTAGCTTTGAGCTTCATTTTAGAAAAGTCAGTGTCAAGCCTAGAGTCTTTAAATTTCCTGTTAATATCCTTAAATGGTTGAACCGGATATTTTAAATCAGAACGTGTTTTCTTCTGCGCTTCTGTGCGATTACCTCTCGTAATATTCCCAACAAGAGCTTCTGCACGCTCAAGTCCTGACGTATCCATTCCAGTACCAAGCATTTGTGCGAAAGATTGGCCTGTTTCTTCTGCATTTTTTAATGCATCGCCAAACTCAGTAATTCCTGACTTTGCGTCAATTACGCTTTTCCTTATATCATCTACACCATTAATAACGGAATCCCAAATATCTTCTTCCATCCATTCAGGCTTGTAGAAAGAGTTCGCAGTTTCGTAGAATTTTTTCAGAGCATTTTCCATCTGATAAAATTCATCTTCAACACTGTACGCTTCCTTGATGAGCGTTGGAAACTGGTCTTTTAATTCCTGATAATAGGAATCAAGTTCAATTCCGTCTTTTGTGGAAAATTTCTGTTTAGCAACAGGAGTTCTATTCTTATAATCATCACCTAAAGACTTTGCTGTAGCGGGTGAGATTTTTATTTTTCCGCTTTTCTTAATCCAGTTATATAACTCCTGATATTCGTTTGACGTGGTCCTTGCAATCTGACCATGCCTTTTAACGATATTACCAAGAGCTTCCATATCGTCAGCTGCGCCCTTATACGGTTTCCCCGAACTATTCGCAAGGCTGTTGGCAATTTTATTGGAAAGACTTTTAACTTGCCCTACAACATCTTTGCCAGCAAGATTGAGATTGAAGTTTTTGATTAAGTCATCTGATAACTTCTTTCCCATATCTTTTGCCGACTTTTCCATAGCCTTACCGGAGAACAGTTTGTCAATATTAAGTCCTTTGAGTGATACCGCACCTTGAGCAACGAGCATACAACGTTCAAGTGCTTCTGTAACACTATCTATTTTCTTTTCAAGGTTCCCCATTGAGCGATTCGCTTGTTGTGCGTTCGATTCAATGACTATTTCTAACTTATCAATTTCCGACACTGCTCTCACCTCTATCCTTTGCTATTCGCAACTTCCGCCCATGCTGCAAAATTAGCTGCCGCAATCTGCGTATTTTCATGAACGATTTCCTCTATTTCTTCTTCACTTAATTCGTGAGCATCAACATCTCCGACAAGCATATGACTTTCAGGATATTGAGCATCTTTCGATATTGCACACGCTATTGCTTTGAGGACATACACACCATTCATCCACGCTGCAACATCTTGCATGATGGCTGATTCTTTCTCTTTGTCCTCTTGATTTTTCTTGTAAACGTTCATTTCTTTTGGAGTCATTTTCCAAAATTCAGAGCAACTAATTCCGCATTGCGCAGCCATAGGCAACCAATATTCATATATGAACTGCGTATAGCTGGTTGGAATGATTACTCTTCCACGGCTGCTTCTTCCACTTCTTTCTTGGACTTCGTAGCTTTCTCCGGAGTCTCCTGCTCGTCCTGAGTCATTCCGAGCATCTTCTGGAAAAAATCTGATTCTGCAACGGCATCAGCAAATGCGTTTGTGATATCAATGATGTTTCCACCGCCAAGAACGTGCTGAGTGATTAAATGCTCAGCCTCGTCTCTATCGCAACCAACTACCGCACAAACAAATCCCATAGCGATAAGTGTCATCTGCTTTTTTCTGAAAGCATCGAGAATTGAGAAACCCTGTTCTTCCATCTTCGTGTACTCAGCAAATGCCATTTCCTTTACGTTGTAGTTTTTTCCATTAATTTTTACTTTGACCATTGTTCTTCCTCCATTTTTTTCAATCAAAAAAGAGCCGCCTTAAAGCGACTCTAATAGTTCTTTAAATAAATATTTCATTATCAATATTCTTGATGATGTCGTTTTCTACATCAAACCAAGGACTATGCTGCGGGAAATCCTGTAGAAGCATCAGAATTTTTAATCGCTGAATCACGAACGATTGTCAGTGTCATCTCACGAGCACCGTTTACTTCACCGCCATTGACTTTAACAGACATCTGTCCACTCCAAGAGAATTTACCGTCTGCTCCGTCAGCACCGAAATCAAGTTCAAAAATCTGCTGTTTTCCGCAAACCGCAAGAACTGCCTCGTAAGACTCTTTTGTATAGTTTGCTGTGAACTGCATGTCATCTGCTGAACGCACACCTGGTACAGAAGCTTCATCTGTATCTTCAAGGTCTGTTACAGTGATTTTTTCCGGATCACCTCCAAGATCAGGATAACTCTTGATCGCACAAACCCTTTTAACCGCCGCCCCAGTTGCCCCGACTTTGAGAACTGTGTTAATTGTACTTAATGCTTTTACATTAGCCATTTCTATCTTCCTTTCTACCGCTAATTAATGCGGTCAGCGAATATCTCTTTCGATATCCGGTATGAAATTAAAATTTTGCTATATCATCTACTGACGCAACAAGGCGTTTAAACCTTGCCACCATTCTGTATATATTTGTGTCTGACGCATTGTCAATAGGCTTCGGACCATACGATCGAGCGTATCCCATCTTCCGCATAGCATCACAACACTGATTTATGATATTCTTCGCTTCTGTGATATTCTTGTTTGAATAGCACTGAATCTCAATTACGGACTCGACAGCATTCTCACTGTTTTCCAAGTCCATGCAAGCATCTTGATTGTCAATCTGAACAACCGATACTGCTGGAAATGACGGAGGGCTTTTACTGGAATAGTTTGATACATTCTTGCAAGTATCTTTCACATAAGTTTTTATGTTAGTAAGCACTCTATTTGATGCGTCAATCACTTCCAAACACCTCCCTTGCGATATGGTTTATAACGCTCATATCACTCAGATATTGAGCTGTCTCAAACATGAATGGTCTAGCCGGCATACCGTTTGTCCAATGGCGTTTACCATCTTTAAAATAAATCCACCCAGCTTCACCGTGGTCATTTATATCGTATTTCCAACCAGCTATAGAAGTATCAGGATGCGGAGAATTCTCTCCGATAACGCCAGTTCCAAACTCTACATAAGCGGCATACGGACAATTCGTATAAACACTGAATACAGCTCCATCATAAATGATATCTCCAGGCATGATTCCAAGGCTTTCCATTAACTCACCAGTATAGATAGCATCTTTCTCACCTATCTTTAGTTGAGCGACAGCAACGCCTTCTTCCGCAAGCCTATATGCAAATTCCTCACATTTTTCTTGCAGTAAGTTTTTGTACTTTCGTATCTCTGCTTTCAATTTCTTGAAACCACTCAATGATAAATCGGTTTTATACTCAGGCATTTTTCGCCCTCGCTTTCAAAGCAACAACGATTCCATTTAAGCCATCTGCAATACCAGCAACAGTATAGTCTGCGGATTCTTCATCTACAGTACCGTCTGCCTTCATTACTGGTTCGCTCACCCATATTAAGGATTCTTCTTTAATAGGAAGTTTCTCTACTGTTGCAAGCGTCCTAGTATAGCTTAAATTCGTTCCAAACATATCAGCATAAGCATTACCTCTACTTGCTGATAAAGTGGCTAGAAACTCAACAGGAGAAGCGTAACCACCAGTGTAATCTCCTGTCTCATCTCCATTTTCATCAACAATCGGAACTTTGCCGTTGTAATTGGAATACCATAATTTTTTAGAATTTTTTTTCAAGTTTCTCAATGTGCTATCCCTCCACCATCATTGCACATATGTCCCTGCGACCATTTTGCTGACATCGGCAATATGGTCACGCACAATCTTCTTTCTACTTAACCCAGTAGACGGGAGATTACGGATCACCATTCCTTTCTTAAATTAGTGCGCATATAGCAACAACTCCTTCAAGATACGTATTTCTGGAAAACCACGTTCGAGTTCCAGTATTATCATTGTGGGAAGATTCTCCCTCAACTCCTATTTGGTTATAGTCGTATAGAGCCAAACCGCGGATATTGGAATAGAAACGTTCCATATCTCCGGCAACAAACTCTTCTGTATACGACTTCGGGTAATTCCGTATCACGCATACCTCTTTATATGCGTTCTTTATTTTTATTTTCAGAATGGATAAATCAGATTCTTCCGATATACCCAATTCAGTTTTTAAATCATCATATATCTCTTCAATCAACTTATCCATCTTCAAACACCTATTTCTTTGTCTGTCTCACTGTCTTTGGCTTAGACTCTGTGGCCTGAGCCTTTTTAACAGTTTCTTCAACGCGTTTCCAACCGCAAGAGATAAATGCGGAAGCCTGAATCTCAGACTCCACACTCATTCTCACGCCATCTTTCTCGAACGTAAACATTTCGATCACTCCTTAGCCTTCTGGGTTCTGGCAAACACCGATGGCATCTTTCTTCTGATTCAGGACGAAAGCATCGTAGCGTACACGACCTTCTACAAGATGTCCGGAGATACCAGGCGCATCCTCATGAATCTTATACTCAGCAAGTTTGATTGGTGCTGGCATAACCACTGGGTTAGTGATTACAAAGTTTGTGTTCTTAGGGAAGTAAGAAGCCGGTGCCTTAATGATGTTAACCCCGTCAACCTCACCTACAAGTCCTGTGATAGAAAGCTGTGTAGCCATATCCCCTTTCTTTGTAAATGCCTCGTCAAGTTTCAGCATATTGTAGTAACCCGGAGTTACGATACAAACTCTTCCACCTGTAGGGACTTTTGCATTGTCAAGAATCTCCTGTACAGCAAGGAATTTCTCATAAGCATTTGCTTTTGTTACAGCAACGTCTTTTACAACGTGTGATACGTCTGCTCCGGCAACCAGTTTAGCGATACGGTATGTATCAATCTCAGGGATAATAACCTCGTCAATCTGACGTCTCAGCGCAGCTGCCGCAGCCATTGTTCCCATTGTGTCATCTTCACTCTTCTTGTCGATTGTAAATGTGAAGGCTCTGTCTTTGGAAAGAACCATCTCCTGAACTTCATTCTCAAGCTCTGCCGGTGTTCCATATCTGTTAGCACCTTCTGTTTTGTAATCCCCCATTGTAGCAGTCGGTACAGAAAATACCTTTACTGTGGAAACTCCAACCCAGTCGAATGCGTAGTTTACAAGTGCAGATGTGAGTGCACCAACTTTAAATCTTTCATCCACGATCCGTGAATACTTCTCAGCGTAATTAACAGCCATTTCAATTCTCCTTTTCTAACTTTTTGAAATCAGCGAACACATCTTTATGTGCCCGGTATATACTAGGAAGATTAACCGTTGAATCCTTTCAGGAATAAATCAGTCTCTTCATCTTCGCCCTGTCCGGCATTTACTGGCGGTCTACTCTTGAGCCATTCTGTCTCAGCCTCTTTGATAGAAGCATCTTTGAATTTACTCATGTTCTCAGTGACTTTAACCATATCACCGTCAAGCTCTGCCTGTGCAGTATCCTTAGCCATGTCTCCTGACATTCCAAGCGCAAGATAGCGATTTGTAGCATTTGTCATTTTGATTGTGTTTTCCAATCCCTGGACATATTTTTTATGCTCTTCTTCTGCCTCGCGTTTTGCCTCTTCTTCCTGCTCTTCTGCTGTCTGTTTAGCTTTTAACTGCTTTCTGTAGTTGGCGGCTTCTGAGGATGCCTTATTGTAGTCATTCTGCAACTTTGCACTGTTGGCTCTTTCCTGTGCTAACTGCGCCATCAGTTCTTCTACAGTAGGCTCTTTCTCTTCCGATGCGTTATCCGGATCCTGATTCTGCTGTCCCTGTCCTTCAAGGTTTTTGTTTTCTTCCATAATTATCATGTTCCTTTCTTTCGCGTTTAGAGTTCTCTCTCATAGTTACGTTTCGCGATTATAGACTTCTCTGTCTTTCGCGTTTGATAAGGCACTTCTCTGTGCCGTGTATGAAAAACAGCCACATTTTATGGCTGTAATTTCTAAAAATAAATTACTGTGCAACGGCAATTCACAATCTGATTTGCAGATGCACCTAAGGATGTGTCCTTTGGGAATAACAGCCATGAATCTCCAACATGAAAAGCCTGTCCAATAGGGATATACTTTCCATTTATCTCGATGTGGTCTTTTCTAGTAACCTCATCAATGATTGATTCCCACCGCTTCATTGTCTTTCCAGTATTCACAACTTCTATATACCTAGCGTGGTTTATTGCCGTATTTACTTCGTTTTCAGCCATGAACCTTGCTCTATCCAGTGAATAGTAATAAGGATCATTCTTATGCTTTTTCGTGCTGTCTATGACATCGTAAGAGAAGCTCTTAACGTATGTCTCTAAGTGTCTATCCACGCTTGCATACTTCCTAAGCGTTTCCAAATAGGAATCTTCAATCTGCTTTCTGATAAGCTCATAATCAATCTTATTCGCTTGAGCCATCGTGAACAGAAGCGTCATTGTGACAATGAAATTCTCTTCCAGTTCTTCTGCCATTTGAATCCTTTTAGATTTTTCTTCTTCCGGAAGATTCATTTCTCCGAAATACTTTTTGAATGGCATACTGCGCTCATTTTTCACAAGCGCATTTAATTCATCAAAACTAAGATTCGTGAACATCATTATCACCTGTCTTCATTCCATCAAGAATCGGAGAGTTTTCTGTCTGATCTGACAAATCAGGCATAACTTTCTTCCCTCCTGTCTGTGGTTCACTTTTATGAATCAACGATTTTTGATATTCTTCAATCGTTTTCTTACTGTCAGCCCATGCCTGAGCTACATCCGGGAACAAATCAACCTGTTCCATAGCCACACGACCATTTACACCCGCTTTAATCATCGCCACCATTGAATTC